GCAATGAACTCTCTCAGTTTAGTTTATGATGATTCAAAACCATTATATGCGATACTTGGGGATGACGTTGCTATTGCCAATAAGCCTTTAGCATTTAACTATCAATGAACCATGGATTCTGTTCTTGGTGTAGTTATAAATCCTATTAAAGGATTTGAAGGTAATCTAATAGAATTTGCAAAGAATTGATTCTATAAAAATGGAGTGAATTTATCTCCATTAGGATCAAAAGCTCTGCTTAGATCTATTAGATCTCCACTGTATATAACTTCTGTTATAGCAGACTACCGATTGAAACAATTTCCAGATAATTTGAAGTTAGAATTGCAAGTATTAATTACTTACCTTGAGAAATTGTTTCATAAGAAACAATATGCTCAATGAAAGTGATTATTTAGTATCTTAGGTCCTCAATCTGGTTTTTGAAATCTTTCTGAGAGTAACCTGGATGTTAAATCCATGGAAGCTCTCTTTAAGGAGTTTCTGAGCCAAGTTGGGGTTGAAATGCCTATTATTAGTATGAGATATTATCATATTCTAACTAATAGGACTTTCACACCTATGAGATCTATTAGTAGTCTCTGGGTTAATTTCCTAAAGATTTTAAATTTAATATTTAGACCATTAATTTGGTCAAATAATAAGTTTAAAAGTCTCGGAGTTAATCCTAGATACACTGCTGTACTTGCAACAGCTTCCTTACTCGCTGTAATCTTACCAGTTTTAGTATTCAAGTTTATAAAGAATATGTGAATGACTCTTTGATTAGTTTCGTTTTCGCTTGTTTTCTCTTTATTAGGTTTTCCCTATATTACTAAGTTTTTAAGACTTAGATTTAAATATATTGGAAATACCTTAAAAAGATGAAAACATAATTTCTTATTAGCCTGGGATCTGGTAGATAGCGGTAAAGCCCAATCTCAAACACCGTTTGCAAATTTTAATAGACCTAAAGTTCCCATAAATAGGGTTCTTAATAGTGCTATTCTATTTGACAGATGGATGCGAGGAATGAAGTTTAACCGTCCTATCCAGTTCCTTGTTGAAAGGGTTAAATCTTTATCAGAGGATGACCTACCTGCAGTTAAAACTGCAGAAAAGGTTTTATCATCTGTAAATAAGGATTTTAACTCTTGAAACTCAAAGGTTAAAAAGGAATTAAAGAAAATTACTAATTTTAAAAAGGATTCGAAAAAGAAATTTCGAGATAATTCTATAAAATCTAAAAAGGTTAACCGTAAGGTTAAGTCTCTTTAGAGACACTATGAGTGTCGTCCGTTCCAGGGATCGAAGAGCCCCTGGTAGGTTTTATTCATTATCTTGATTTTCTTAGTTCTTTAATTTAATTGAATCCTAGTAAGATTGCAACTTGTTTACAGCTCAAGGAAAAAGCTGGCACGGTGGGAGAATTTAGGTCTTTAGACCCGCGGTCTCACCGGTACCGG